TTTTATTTTCATCATGTCTTCCCCACATCCACAACTTTAAAGGATCTGTCCTGTACTGCTTGTAACCTCCATCATCGTAACTTCCATGAACATTATAAGGCGTTTTAGAATAGGCACTTCTTAAACCACTTTCTGAATTAAAGTTAGCAATCGCGTTAACTCCTATCTCATTTTGCGGACACACTATAAAAGTGCCTAATCCTCCAGGTATCCACTGCGGTGGCGCTACTGTATATTTTGACGTAAAAGCATTAACCGCTTCACTATAAACTAAAGTCTCTGATATAGTCACTGGCTGTCCGTTAGTTGTGCTTCCCATTGTATGGTTATCGTATGGTCTTGCAAATTCCTGTCTTAATTTATTTTTATTTGCAAAAGATGAATTATGAAACGTAACCATCAGTTCTTTTGTATTATAATCAAATATAGATGTAATGCCCAAAAATCTTAGAGGATTATCGGCTAAATAATTTCTTCTTCCATCTGGTTTCTCAACCGACTTTAAGTCGCCATATAAAGTTCCGTGTATCACTGGACCACCTGCATGACTAACACCACCTCCAGCTCCTTGCGATGATGGGCATTCTCTATATGTAATTTTTTTCCAATCGTGAATTATGTATTTCAAGTAAGCTCTTTGACCTAATGCATCACCCAAAGATATTAATTTTTCTGTATCGTATTTAAAAACTTTTGCGTAATTAGTATCTACAAAATATAGAGATTTATCACTTGTTGTTACACTAAACCTATGTCTTGATCCAAATTTTGTTGATATATATGTGTGATATTCAATAGTGTCACCAGTTCCAGTAAACAGAGATGCTCCTGATTCATCTGTTAGAACCGAAACAGGATTTACAGCTAATTTTGCGAAAGCAGAATCTTGTAAAATATACAATTCGTTTTTGTAATTTATAATTCTATTTATTTCTCCATAGATTCCCTCCATGTCGTGAAATTGATTTATTGGGAATTGTCTAAATGCATCTGTTTGTTGTCCTAAAATTTTGGTATTTGAATAAGCTATTTCGTATGGTAAATTTAAACTGTCGTCAAACTTTTTTTCATCAACAACTAATGAAGACTTGATGTTGCTTTCTTGTGAATACACACTGTTATACAACCAATCATTACTAAATGGTGGTTGCTGCATACTTTTACCTACTACTGTATCGCCATTATTCAAAGTCAAACCACTTCGCATATCTGTATTTACAAAAGATTCAACTGGAAAAACCTGAAATCTAGATGCAGATTTTTTCATATATGGACTTGAAGTTTTTTGATGTGAGTATAGATTTACAAAAGTATCTCCACCAAATACCCTAGTTACATGTCCTTGAACCATATTTTCTGTAAAGTTAGAATTTGGATAATTATCTACTGACACTCTGTGAAAATTTCCACAAGGTATATATCTTGTTTTTTCTATTGCTGACTTTGTGTATCCACCATATGGCGTTGAATATCTTACTATAGAACATAAATATTTGTATGGTACTAAACTTTTTCCTTTCAAAGAAAAACTGTTTTCCGTTCCGCCTGGATGTGTTTCCGTGTCTACATTTGTTAATGCAATAGGACCTTTTGAACTTAGAAATCCTGACATATAACATTTTTGTTCTTCAATTCCACCACCATCATCATATGAATTCGTATGTACATTATAGGAATGCCATGAACCGTGCTCGTATAACGCTCCTAGGTTCAAAGGTGCAAACCAAGAATTAAATGGTAGTTTTTCTCTGCCCGAAGCTAATTTCCAATACGTGTCTTCATCGTTTGGACCATATTTTCTGACCTCATGTCTATTGGCATTTATTTCAACTAATATTGATCTTAATCCCATCTGCATTGTAGATACTGTATCGTAAGTATAATCTTGTTCTTTAACCGTTCCATGTTGCGCGCTAGCATTACCCCCATTGTTTGAGTTTTGTATATACGCTATACTTTTATCAACAGCTCCAAAAACAAAATACCTTTCTTTTTCACCAGCAGGCTTACCACTTGAATTTGATCTACGTACAAAACCCAAAGTGTTATTAGAAAATCCGTCTACCTGCCCATCTTGCATACGTTTAGATTTTTTAAAAAAAGCACTAGGCACTATTTCTCCATCCGTTATTTCTTTTGCTGCTGAAATAGGTAGTTGCCAACCATATTGTTGTGATGGTCTGAATTGTTGAGCGGTATTAGACACATAATGTCCTATACCTGCAAAGCTACCTCCCGTTAACTCCATGCCTATACCAAAATAGGGATCAAAACAATAATATTTACCGATAAGCACCGAATAGTTTTCATCTATTTCTTTTCGTGTACAAAAACTTAATGAATCGTAATATGAGTTGTCTGTAGCGTCTGGTCTCCATTCTACATCTTCTGCATCTTGTGCACCGATTTGACTCCATTTTGGTACGTCTGTTAAGTTACCGTTTTTTCTGTCTTTTGTTGCTCCTCTGCAGTGAGTCCAATATGAGTGTGCATTTGCTTGACCCCAACTAAAACCTATCTGATTATTATATCTTACCTCGTCAGTTAACTTAAGAACACAATCAATACGCAACATATCTCCATCTCTGTATGTATATGGCCTAATTCCAAATGCGCTGTCTGGTGAATCTAGCGTAAATATGTTACAATCTATTTGTGCATGATTAGCTGTATTAATGTCTTCTTTTTCGTAATTATAATTACTATTAGAAATATGTGACTTATCATAACTTCCAAAATACGCACTATGTCTATGTTGTTTTCCCCAAGTTCCTGGCCCACCATAAAATACTGTACCCCCTCCATACTGACCAGAAGGCGCTGTTCTTACTCTTCCTGCACCATATGATCCCCATTGTTTTGTGTCTTCTCTTTCTGGCCAATAGAAAACATTTCCTGCAGAGTTGCCACCTACTGTTGCTTGCCCATCAGGTGAACCGCTTGTCCAGTGAGCATTATCATTACTTCCTTCATAAAACGCTAAGTGTGAATTTTCAGCCAAACCTAAATATCCATTTAAATAAACGTTATATTCTGGTTGTTCTGGATCTGTTGGTGGTACTGAGTTGGACGGATTACCGCCTGGATTTTGATCATTCCAATCATTTACAAAAACAGGATCGTCATCAAAAGCTTCATTGTCTTTTGCACAAAACTTAGTGTTATCATATCCATATTTTTGTCCATCTAATGCACTTCCATACTGAGCTGTTTGATTTAACAAGCCTTGCTGTACAATTCTCCTGTCCTCTTCTTTTCTTTCGGCCCTTACTACTCTGAATCCTGATATTTTTTTTACTACCTCAGGTGGTATTAAAAATTCAAATACTACATACAAATCATATAAATAATGCGTGTCTGTATGGTCTGCTATAACATAATCCCATTTTCTGAACCCAGATGCATCACTTGCATAATATGGCATTGCTTTATTAATTCTCTCTGTCCCATTTGGTGGAAAGGTGTAATATTCGTTTGATGTTCCTGCTTCTCCAGGTAAAAATCTACCGTCTACCGTTCTACCATACTCATTTTTATATGCTTCAGCTTTTTGATTACCAGAACCATCTCTACAAGTAAACCACTCAACATCTGGCGGAGCTACTGTGTGACCGTAAACATGAGATAATCTATGATCGTGTACTTTATGATGTGTATGTATGTTACATGCGTTTTTTAAGCTTACCCCTGGATTAAATGGTGCTAAACCCAAAGGCGCGTATCCTGTGTAGCCAGAACTAGCCATATAAGATGTTGGTCTAAATGGGCTGTAATTTGCTTGATTAGCTAAAACAGCATTTTTATTTTCTACATCTATCATTCTTAGCAAATCATATTGACCTGGCATTTCTATATCACCTATCCACAAAACATTACCTGGAGCTCCTGTCAAGTCAAATGTTTGCACACCAAATCTATATATTTCACTTCTTTGATAGCCTCTGGTGTTACCTGCTAAATGTGGGTCTTTTGTTCCACCAAGAGACATAGATGTTTTAAAAACTGCCCCTTCTTCTGTACTACTAGCACCATGAACAAAGTCTGTAATAATTTCTTCGCTATCGTTTACTGCTGAAATAAATGGTGTATCCCATGCATTTGCTGATTGATCTGCTACTTTTTCATGAAGTGCAAAAGATAAACGACATCCGCCTAGAACATTTTGTCCATAATCAAAACTTTCTGCACCTAAAGTCATTCTATCTCCTAAAAATCTATATATAAAATTCCTTGTATATGTTTGATCGTTTGCACCACCATTTGCCCCTCTAAGATTTGATATTGGCGTAGTCCACATAGGACAATTTAAAACACCGTTATACAAAAACGCAGTGTTACTGGCAGCATCATACATTGATCCTGGCGCACCAAGAAGCTGTCCGTGTCCTACTACGTTGTTAGCGTAATCAAAGCCGCCTTCTTGTACAGCTACTACAGTATGATTAGGATATGTTCCTGTTGTTGTATAATGTTTAACCTCACTATCAGTTGTAGTCAGCATAGCGTCTAGTTGTCCATTTCCCCCTGACGCTTGCCTGAACCTCATAACCTTAACATTCCATTCTTTTTCTGATATATAATTTCTTTTTTGCCGTAAATTAGCAGCGAACAATATATTGTCTTTAATAGCTATGTCTTTACAAACATCAAATGTGTTTGATTCTATTAATATTTCTTCTAGACCTCTTTCTACTTCGTTATTCCACACTACATGCTGTATTGTTACCTCAGAAGCTGAAGCGCCATCTATCTCTACTCTTGACACAACAGCAACTCTTGGAGGTTGATTCAAGGTATCGTAATATAAAGAATATAATTCTATATAATCAAAATTGTCGTCTATGCCATGAACCCTAATGTTGAACCCTTGCGAACCTAAATTACCTTTCGGACCACCACCGTATGTAGATGAATTTGAAAAGGATTGATCAGTCACATGATACATGTTGCTTAAAGGAGCAAAAGTTGTTTGTCCTCCGTTTTCAGATATAAATTTATAAGTATATTGATAAACTCCTACTGGTAAGTTACCATGTATAGTTGAATGTAAGACTGGTTGTGAAGGTTTCATCATAGGAGTTATGTCCAAAGCTTCTGGATCAAGATCCCATAAATTGTCTTGTTTAAGATTTAACGTTCTTAATGGATTTTTATTATCTGTCCAATATATTCTTTGTATACTTTCATTTTCTATAAGAACCTCCATTCTGACTGGATTATCTATATCCATGTTTAAATCTGGATATTGATATTCTGAAGCATTATAACAAACAAGTAAATCAGTAATTTTGCTTACCCTAAAATTAGAATCAAAATCTACTTTAAGAAAAATTGTTCTATCTATTTGTGTGTTATCGCTTGTATAGTTTGCATCTCCTGATACTGCTAAATCTGGATTGTTAGTTAAAGGAACTGAAGAAGAATCTCCTGTAAATTCTGGATGATTTCTTATATAATCAAACCTTCCAACTAAAACAAGTATTATAGTGTTTGCGTAATTAACGCTTCCGACTATAGAACACCTATTATCTATTTTAGGATTTAGAGATAGATCTTGATTTGGACCTCTATCATAAAATGTTTGGTAGGCAGAATTTTCCATGTTGCTTCCCTGGTGAATTGGATGGTTTGCCAAGTCTACAAATAAACTATTACCTTCTATATTTTCTACAGTAAATGTATCCCCTTCTGAATTTGTAAGTCTTATATTTTGAGCGTCCGCATAACTCCCTTTCAGTTGGAATCTTGGATCAAGATCACTCACCATTCCTTGTGTAAATCCTTCTGGTGCTGATTGTCCTAAAGTTGGACTAGCCTGCTGTCTTTTTTTTGCCATTCTATAAGTCTATTAAACCGTTGTTGCTTTTTACAGGAATCAAAGTGTTCCATAATCTACCTATTTGCATTAATTCTTCTGATGAAGGCATTGAGTCATCGCCTCTGGCTTTTGCACACAATTGATACCATCTTCTTTCTAATTCTTTAGTTATGTATTGTGGTAGCTTTCCATTATAAAATTCTATTAGTTTCATTTGCCACATTATGTATTGAGCCACTGCCGTTTCGTGTCCTTCTTTTACCATAGGCCAACCTCTCATGTCTGTTGGATATGCTAAATATACTATGGTTATTTCGTCTAAATCATCATGTGTAATGTTTAACCTATTACCATCTACATAGTATCTTAACGCTTTTTGTTCAGTACTGTTTTCAAATCTTCCTATTCTGCTTCTATGAACAGATGGTGTTTTTAATATTTGTGCATTTTTATAATGATGACAATCCTCTCCTACTCTTACAGCTAATAGTTTTACTAAATTATTTGGCAATGTAATCTGTTGATTTGTGTACAATCCCTTTCCTCCAGTTAATGTTAGACCGCTTGTTTTAATTCTGTTTGCAACATTAGAAGACATAGTAAAATCATTTCCTTGTGGTCCTATACGAGTAGCCTCTATGGTCATAGTTATCTCCACATCTGTAAATGCATTTATTGATCCACCAGAGGCTATAGAAAAACTATAATTTGCCAATCCTAATGTTTCTGGATAAAACTGGATTGCACCATTACCATCAGCATCAGATCTTACTAAATTGTCTCTTACACCTCCTACGCCTACAAACGTGGCTCCTAATCCTAAACTAGATGCGTCAGATATTCTAATTTCGTTTGTCTCTAATCCTACATTACTATTACCTTGCCCTGCTCCGTCATCTTTTCTAAAGTAAAGTGTTGTTCCGTTTAATTCTATAAAATCCCCATCTTGTGGTTTATCTGTTGAAAATTTTATTGTTCCTGAAGCTTTAGCTCCTTCTGCTGAGTATGTTGCTTCTTTTGTAACAAAAGTATCAACACTACCAATTAGTTTTTCTGCCTCGTATGTCCACTCAATCCAACTATCTAAGTGTCTAGACCATTTTTTTAATCCTAAGTTTCTTGCTACTGTTGTAAATATTCTATCTATATTTATATGCATATCTTATACTGATGCTATCATTACTTCTAATTGTTGATTTGCTGCCCCTTTTACTTTTAAAGCTGTTGCATTATCTAAAGTGCTGCCTCCGTTACCACCTTCTACTGTTGTTCCAGTAAATATTATACTACTATCTGCAGCTACTGATGTGTAAGCAGCATCGGAATCTTCATCATCCAAACCGACTTGTAAAGCGTCAGTATCGTCCAAATTAGTTACTCTAATATACCTTACGTCAGCTCTTACAAACGCACCGTTCTGTGTATCTGTACCAAACGTAGCTACTTCAGTCAAATTAGTGTTTGCTAATTTAATAATTCTTTTTGAAACATTTGCAATACTCCCGTACGTGTGTGTATACGTCTGAGCAAAATCAATGTCATTTGTTGTTCCGTTTGCATGATCTACAGCTATAGTTTCTGTAATAGAAACCGTCAATGTTTGTGCTGTTAATTCTGTTCCCATATTAGTTATTATTTATTATTCGTTTTGAATACCTTAACGGCATTACTTTACAATGTTTATATTTTCTTGGTCTTTTCCAAACTAATTTTTTATAAAAATCATCAAAAATAGGTACCTTAAAAAATACCGTTTCTCCTTTTTCTTTTGTTGCAGCGTTATCCACTCTATAATGAAAGGCTCTAGTTTGTATTTTTTCTTCCAAACTTATATATCCCATCTTATCTGGTAAAGCCACCCTACGTTTTCTTTGTACTGCGTCTCTTAAAATTATATTTAAATATTTAGTAATTATTTTGTAATATAATTTATAATCTACTTTTTTATAAAAGTTAGATTTTATTTTATTATATATATCTTTTAAAGATACGTATTTATCTTTGTACTTGTGTCCCACTTGTTTTCAATTTTGTTGTATCATCAAAATTATCTGATACTATTTCTGGCATAGTTTTTAGTGTTGGGGATACTTCTAATTGTACAACTCTTTGCACTAAATCCCCTACCATATCCATTGGTATAGGATATGATGACCTGCTATCATCCCACAATTTTGGTTTGTTTGATCTATTATAATCATTATAAATTTCAAAATTGCTAGGATCATATCCTCCTTTTTCATTTACAGCTGTTGGGTCTTGAAATATTGCATTTGCGCTTGCTAAATAAGAAAAATAAATTTTAGCTGTACCTGGTGTAGCTTTGTTTCCGAAATAATGATTCGTTACCCTCAAATTATTTAATGTTATCAATTGTTCTTCCTGTGACCCAAGATATGCATTAGAATCTGTTTTTTCCAAATGATAAAAAGGTTCATTTCTAAAATTCGTAAACCTATTATGTCCAGAATATATTGCATCATCTTCTGATTTATACATCATTTCTCTTGGTGCTGTCTGTCTTTTGTAAGCCCCTGTTTCTTTACTGTAAAAACTTCTTTTGTATTTTACATTTCCAATACCTTTATTGTGGTCAAAAATTAACACTTTTGGTATGTTGAAAGTATGGCTACCTTTGTTTCTAAAGTTACCTCTATAAGTTCCATTAGTAGAATATAAATCTTGTCCAAATTTATCTCTTGTTCTTGCTCCACTTTCCGCTATATCACTACTAGCAAAACTTAATGAATTATAAGCTATAAAGTTCGCGCGCAACATATTTGCTGAATCTCTTGGTATTTGACTTAACTCTGTTATAGTTGTAGGGTCTGGTGCTGCTGCTTGACCCTGTAAATACAAATCATAATCTTTTATATAATCTACAATAAATTTTTCATTTGAATTGTAATTATTTAACTGTATGTTTTGATATATTTCTGGACGATCTAATATTCCTTTATCTAAATTTTCTGATATTAATCTTGCTCTATGATAATGCACCCAAAATTTTATTTGTTCAATGCTTATAAAATTCTCATCCGATGTTTGTCCACCGTAAGCAATGTTTTTAATATTGTATGCAATTTCATTGAGTGTAACCATAAGACGCAATTTTAGACAATTACAAAATTAGTTAATTTTTATTTATAAAACAAAAATAGGCATTGACTATTTCTAGTCGCAACCTATTCTTGAAGCAGGGAGCAAAAGAACTCTTTATATTTTTATGATGGCCCTGTCATCAATCCTACATCTACTTGTGTCATTTTGCTTACAGCTAATTCAATAATTTGTCTTTGATGATGCTCAGACAATGTTGGGCGTTTAGGCAAATTAGAATCTCCTTCACCCTTATAATAAAAAATATTTGTAAATGTTGGTAAAAATATAACATGCATTATTACTTGCCTTATATACTTAGGATTTGTAAATACAATTCTATTTTCTACATAATGCGCTCTTATTTCTGGCGTATTTGCCTCACTTTTTCTATATTTAAATCCATTAAAAGGATCTTTACTTTCTGCTTGATCGTGAAAGTCAGCTGTAGCCTGTAGGTCTACGTTTATTAAGCCTGATATTTTTACATCATCTTCAGTTACGCCAGAGTAAGGTTTACCTGTAGATGGATCAATTATTTGATCATAATTGTATGTAGATACATGACAGGTTATCGTATATAAATGTCTTTCTGGCATTAAATACTGATTGCCATAAATAAAATAACCTACATCCTTTTGTGTACCCACATCATGCATGTCATTACTTCTATTCAAGTGTTCATCTTCAGTATATTTTTTAGATAATGCTGGATAATTGTTGTTATGAATATAAGATTCACTTATTATTTCACTTGCAGTTAAAGTAAAACGTGCGTAATCTATTATTGGTGTTAGAGCCTTTCTTGAATCTTCATCAGCTCCCATCCTTTGATAATGACTATTTATAAAATCTGATATTGCTAAATCAAGAAACCTATTTTTTTCATTTATAGTAAAATATGGTTGATCTGCTTTATCTAAAAGCATATCCATATAATTATAGGCTTCATTCAAATCCATTAGGCATTATCCTTTTTTGTGTTAAACCAACCACCCGATTTTTTTTGTGAATTTTCTAAATCTTTTATCGTATTAGTAGAAAACTTTTGCGGCTCTGCGTTTGGAGTTTCAGTAACAACTGTCTCTATCTTCTCTTCAACCGCAGGCTGTCCTGTTCTTAACTGTCTTCTCAAAAGTGCATAAACATCAGCGTTGTCTTTTAGCCAAACTATTGCTTGATCATCAGACAAACCTATATTTAAGCTACCATGCTTCCAAACACCATTAATTCTTAATAATACCTTTTTAGCCTCGGCTTTCTTTAAGAATACTCTATATTCTTGATCTATATCATCGGTTAAGCCTAAGAACTTTTCTGGCGTGTTGTTAGCAAACTGAATTATCTTAGCTCTAAGCATAGTTTCATCTATATCTGGATCTAGACCCATAAGAACTGCTAAATCATTCAATGCAGCTAAAGATAAGTTTGTAGCTTTTGTTATAGCTTCAGCACTTTTTAATGCACCCTCTGCGTTTTTCTCTTCATTTGCTCTTACATCATCTACTTGGAATTTACCAATAAGTGGATGATCTTTTAAAAACTCATATATTCTTCTATCCTGCTTTTGATTTATATCTAATGATACTAGCGCTTGAAACATTTCATATCCTGAAGTTTTTTGATCGTTAATATCTATTAGTTCTACTATTCTTCCTTGTCTGTCTTTATAATTACCAAATTTACAGTAATTAAATTGTTCTGGTTTTTTTGCTTTAATTAATACAATATGTTTTTTCATTTTCTTTCTTTTTAGTTATTACTCCCTGTTAATTATTTACTTTTTTTCCCTTTTTTTCTCTAATTACATTTCCATTCTCAATCCATGTTTTATTAGAAGATTGTTTTGCCCATTTAAAACCAGATCTATTTCCTATTGAAAATACATCTTTCGTTTTAGGCTTTTCTATTTCTTTTTGCTCTATTACTTTCCCGTCTCTGTATACTAGTCTTGTTCTCATTTTACAAATATAAGAATTTTGGGGGAACCGAAGCTCCCCCGAAACTCTAATTTACATATATAACTGATTATGCACTAGCAGATAAAACTACACTAGCAGTAGCTATAGCAACAGTGTTGTATCCAGTTAAATGCCAGTTAGCACCATCACAAAGAACTGTTATTCTCATACCTTCAAGATCTTGTGAAGCACTTCCGTCAATAGTTAATTTAGAAGCATCACCATCTATGTCTCTTTGCGTACTATTAGCAGCACCATGATCTATAGTTCCATAAAAATCAACTGCGTCAATACCAGTAGTTAATATAAAATCTGCATCATCGTCACTATCAACTAAAAAGCAGAAGTCATAATATACACCAGCAGAAGTAGATGCAGCAGGTAATGTTATAGTAACATTATTATCTACAGCAGACATGTCTACAGTATATAAAGTTCCTGACTCTGCAGCTAAAAGTGTTCTTGTAACAGCAGAAGCGTTAGTAATTGCGTCTACAGGTCTTGCCGCGAATATTTTCGGGGTGTAGACTGCCTCTTCTCCAGCACCTAATGAGGCTTTCGTTGAATCCATTTCAAAGAAACCATTAACTGCTGTTCTTAATTTGTTAAAACTAAATTTTAAAGCCATTTTAAAAAGTTTTGTGATATTGGGGGGTTTTAATTTTTTACCCCCCTCTATCTAGTTATTTACTAAGGTATTCATGCGCATAGGCTATCTATTCACAAATACCAATTAATTAATTATTGTTATG